TGCACATAAAAACACACGATACGCAGAGGGATTGATATGGCTTATAACTTTAAAGGAATTAATTTCCTGCGCAGACAACTCTCTGCGCGTAAGAACAGGATAGACAGGCGATACAGGTTTTACGAGATGAAGCATTTGGCGGAGGATATGAAAATCTCAACGCCTCCGCAACTGCACTGGATGATGCATTCGATGGGTTGGTGCTCAAAGGCGGTTGACAGCCTTGCAGATCGTCTCGTATTTGGAAGGTTTGCGGATGATGCGTATAACCTGACGGACATCTACCAGATGAACAATCAGGACGTGTTGATTGACTCTGCGATCCTCGGTGCGCTGATATGCTCGTGTAGTTTTATTTACATTACGCAGGACACAGATGGCACTCCGTTAATGAAGACCGTGAACGCTCGGGATGCCACCGGAATTATTGACCCGGTAACAAACATGCTGAGAGAGGGATACGCCGTCCTGGAGGTCAATGAAAACAAGGTGCCTATCCTTGAGGCGTATTTCAAACCTCATGAAACAGAACTGTATGAATACGGCGAGTTGGTCCGGACTTTCCGGCATCCTGCTCCATACCCACTTCTCGTCCCTGTTATTTACAAGCCGGACGTCAAGAGACCTTTTGGTCATAGCCGCATAAGTCGGGCGTGCATGGATTTGCAAGACAGCGCCGCAAGGACACTGAAACGGTCGGAGATATCCGCAGAGTTTTATTCGTATCCTCAGAGGTATGTCCTTGGAATGGATCCCGACGCAGAGCAGATGGATAAGTGGCGCGCCGCAATGTCGACCATGCTGAGGATTGACAAGGATGACAACGGGGATAGGCCAACGGTCGGCAGCTTCACGCAACAGTCTATGACTCCGCACCTGGAACAAATACGAGTTCTTGCAGGAATGTTCGCCGGTGAGACGGGGCTCACGCTCGACGATCTCGGCTTCCCGAGTCAGAATCCATCAAGTTCGGAGGCAATTAAGGCGGCGCATGAAAACCTCCGGCTTATGGCGCGCAAAGCGCAACGGGATTTCAGCGTCGGATTACTGAACGCCGGATATCTTGCCGCATGCATCAGAGACGGACAGGAATACAGGCGCAACCAGCTATATCAGACGAAGATAAAGTGGGAGCCGATATTTGAACCGGACGTATCAAGCCTGTCCGGAATAGGCGATGCAGTACAGAAGATCCAGGGGGCATTCCCCGATTACTTCACGGAAGAGAAGCTGAATGAGCTGACGGGTATCTAATATGGACGATATTGTTAAACAGGTTCTTAGAGCATACCGCGCGCAGGTAAGCAACAGCGGAAAACTCCGAAAGCTCGCCGCCAATGCAAAAAGCTATCCGGACGCGGAGAAGTACGCAAAGGAAACCGGCGATATACTTGCGGAGGCTCTTTCAAAATTCGGCAATCTGGAAAACATCTCCGAGAGTGATTTCGAGAAACTCATTGAGGCGTGCTTAAGGGAAAACCACAACGATATCATGAAGGTATGTCGTGTTGTTCAGCGCGCAATCAACTCTGCTGCGGATATTGGAATCAATGTTCTCGAACCGGATTTTAGTGTATCCGGAATAAGGGATATTGCGGAAAGCGTTTACAGCGGCGAAGAACTGCTTGGAAACCTAAGAAACCTCATCATTAAGGAATCGCTCGGAACGGTCGACAATGCAATCCGGAAGAATGCTGCCGCCGCCGAAAACATGGGGCTCAAATGCAGGATAGTCAGGATATACGACGATATCGGAGTTCACAATCGAAAAGACCCGTGCGAATGGTGTATGGCAAGGGAAGGCGAATGGAACGTTTATGAAGAAGCTCTTGCGGCGGGCGCATTTGATCGTCATCCTGGATGCGGATGTTACATTTCTTACGAGGTCGGCAAGACTCGGACGTGGTCAAATCGTGCAGGAGTATGGAATGACATGTGAGGAGGTGGAGGCGTTGAGGAATAAAGATCCCGCATTGAGTAAGGAGGAATAACATGGACAGAGTCGGGAGGCAATCCCCGACGGTGTCCGTTATTTTGCCTTATCAAGATACAAAAGGACCGGAAGCAATCGAGCTATACAACAAGTCGGAAAATACTGCGCTCGAATGGCAGGTGTCGCTCACATACGACATCATGGCGGTAGATAAAGAAGGCTTGTGGATTCATCAGAAATTCGGCTATTCCGTGCCGCGACGCAATGGCAAGTCAGAGATGGCTCTTGCAAGGTGCATTTATGGACTAAAGAATGGAGAGAGGATCTTATACACGGCTCACAGGGCAAGCACGGCGCATTCTATCTGGGATAGGCTCGGAAGGTTGTGCGCCAAATGCGGTATCCCAATAACGTCATCGTTTCGGGCGTTCGGCAAGGAGCACCTGTACACGGAAAACAGCACCATCGAATTCCGAACAAGGACATCTACCGGCGGCCTTGGCGAAGGATACGATACGCTCATAATCGATGAGGCGCAGGAATACACTCCAGAGCAGGAAACGGCGCTGAAATACGTTGTCTCAGACTCGCCGAACCCACAAACGATATTGTTCGGCACTCCGCCGACTGCTATAAGCGCAGGCACGGTCTTCCCGAAATTCCGAAAGGCTGTTTTGCAAACGGAGACGTATGCGTCCGGGTGGGCTGAGTGGTCTATCCCGGAAATGTCGGATGTGAACGACGTGGATTTGTGGTATGAAACAAATCCCTCTATGGGTTATCACCTTAACGAGCGCAAAATACGCTCGGAAATAGGTGACGACACAACCGACTTTAATATCCAGCGACTAGGCTTGTGGATAAAGTACAATCAGCGTTCCGCAATCAGCCGTAATGAATGGGATGCTTTGCAGGTCGATAAACTTCCAGAGTTGACAGGTCAATTGTTCGCAGGTGTGAAATTCGGTGTCGACGGCCAGAACGTTGCGCTCTCCATTGCGGCAAGAACGAAGGACGGAAGGATATTCTGCGAGGCGGTCGACTGCAAGCCTATACGTAACGGCATCGGTTGGATTATCGCATTCCTAAAGACCGCTGACGTTCGTTGCTCCGTTGCAGACGGGAAAAACGGACTAGATGTTCTATTGGATACGGCAAAGTCTGAGAAGGTCAAGCACCTTGACGCCGTAACGGTTGCGCAGGTCATAAAAGCCAATTCAGTTTTTGATATGGCAATGGAAAAAGGTTCTTTTGTACACATGCATCAATCAGCAGTGACGCAGGTCGTAACGAACTGCGAACGCCGGAAGATTGGGGCTAACGGCGGCCTCGGATATCAATCAATGCTCGAAGGGGCTGATATCGCACTACTGGACAGCATGATTTTGGCGCATTGGATATGCTCCGAAACAAAGGCAGAAAAGAAAAAACAACAAGTTTATTACTAAGTCGTCGGTAAATCCGGCGATTTTTTAATACAAAAATTTTTACGGATACCACCCGGTAAGTGGGGAAAGGGAATATAGATGTCTGAATTCAAAGTTATCGATACTCAGGAAGCATTTGATGCGGCGATAAGTGACCGCCTGAAAAGAGACCGCGAGAAATACTGGAAACAGTTCGAAGAAGAAATGAAATCCAAGGGTTGGAAATCACCGGACGAAATCTCCGAGATAACAGCCGATTTAAACAAACAGATTGCGACGCTTCAGAACGCGGCCGCATCAACCGAAAAGATTCTTGCGGAAAAGGATGCAAAGATCGCAGAGGGCGAGATATACAGGACCGACCTGGTTAAAACGAGAATCGCGCTAAATGCGGGGCTGGGCATCGATCAAGTTGGAAGGCTCCAGGGGGCGAACGAAGAAGAGTGGGAAGAAGATGCAAAGAAGCTCATCGGAGAAATTGAAGCATTCGCAAATAAGTCTAACCAGCCCACTCCGATCGGCAACGCAGGGAGCGCATCCGGAAGCACGACAAGCGAACAATTCGCCAATTTCTTTAATTCAGTTTTGACATAAGGAGGAGAAACCATGTCAGGAGTTAACACCAACAGAACAAATATCACACTGCCGGCAGAGGTAAGTGCAGAAATTATCGCAAAAGTACAGGAAGAGTCCGCGATCATGAGACTCGCAAAGTCGATCAATCTTCCTGGTAGGGGCCTGACCATTCCGGTCATCGCAGGTGATCCGGAACCGGGCTGGGTTGACGAGACAAATGTCAAGCCGGTCAGCAATCCGAATCTTTCCCAGAAGAACATGAAAGGTTATACCCTTGCTGTTATCGTTCCGTTTTCCAACCAGTTCAGACGTGACGGGCAGGCACTCTATGCCGAAATCGTTTCACGTCTTCCGGGTGTTCTTGGAAACAAATTCGATGCAACTGTTTTTCATGGCACAGCGCCGGGGACCGGATTTGATGTTCTGAGCGGTTGCACAGAGGAGACGATCAGCGGCCAGGGCAAGAGCCTCTACAAGGCCATCGTTAATTCCGATGTCGCCATTTCTGCCGCAGGGTATGCTGTTAATGGCTATGCCATGAGTCCGCAGGCACGCGGAGAAATGCTTCTCGCGGAAGACAACAACAAACGCCCGCTGTTTGTCAACAATGTTGCAGAAGGCGGAATTCCGAGACTGCTCGGTCAGCCGGTCTATTACACACGCGGCGTCTACGGCGCAGGCAATGCCGAGTCTGGCACAGCAGGCCAGGAAGGCTATGTCGCAGCCGTTCCGGATACGCTCGGCGTTGTGGGTGACTGGACGCAGGCACGTTACGGCATCGTAGAAGGCGTAGATGTATCTATCTCCGATCAGGCATCTCTCACGATCGACAATGCGATCATCAACCTGTGGGAGCGCAACATGTTCGCGGTCCGCGTCGAGATCGAGGTCGGATTCATCGCAACAACCGACGCGTTCCGCAAGATTACACGTACACACGCGTAATTAAGAATAACGAGGTGAGGCAATGAGTGTTTTTGCTACGCTCGAAGAGCTGATTACACTGTCTGGAGCCTCTTACACAACAGAGCAGATGTCAAGGGCGGCGGAATTGCTTCCGCTTGTCTCTGACCTGATACGGGTCGAAGGGAAGAAATGCGGGGTTGACGTCGACGGCAAGGTGAGTGGATCCACGACGTATGCAAGCGTGGTTAAACTCGTTGTGTGCGATGTTGTTTCACGAGCAATGAGGCAATCAACGTCGGGTGATTCACTTGCGCAGGAATCGCAGACCGCGCTTGGATACACGTGGAGCGGAACTTACGCAATCCCGGGCGGCGGCGTTGCCATGTCGTTGATGAACAATGAGAAGAAATTGCTCGGCTTTAGACGGCAGAGATACGGAGTGATTGAGCTATGGGACGCATCACGGGACGAGGAATAACGGTCACACTGTACGAGCTGACACAGACCGGAACAGACGCGTTCGGAGCCCCGATTTATACGGAGACTCCAGTAAGCGTTGGAAACGTCCTTGTTGGCGAACCATCTACACGCGATATCGTTGACACCCTGACCGTTACCGGGAAGCAGCTCGCTTACACGCTTGCTATACCGAAGGGCGACACGCACACATGGACGAACAGGAATGTTGAATTCTTCGGCGAACGGTTCCGCACCATTGGGACGCCGATACAGGGCATTGATGAGCTCATCCCGCTCGACTGGAATAAAAAAGTGAAGGTGGAACGGTATGAATAACAGTATCCGCGTGGAACTTAATGGTAGTGGCGTGCAGGAGCTATTGCGGGAAATCGGGAGAACGGTATGCGCAGAATACGCTATGCGTACTGCCAGCGCTTGCGGTGATGGCTACGAATACGATGTCTATGAAGCTGAGACAAGAACGATTGCTTCCGTATCGACGATAGAAGAGGATCCGGACGAAATACTGAGGCAACTGCAATGATAGAAAAAATCATTCTGGATTATCTGAATAGCGAACTTACGGCTCCGGTCTACATGGAAGTTCCAAAACATCCGTCGGGCGACTATGTCGTCATAGAAAAAATCGGAAGTTCCAAAACCAACCATCTTTACACTGCAATGCTTACATTTAAAAGCCATTCCAACACAATGTACGGGGCGGCGACCTTGAACGAGGCTGTAAAGACGGCTATGGATGCGGCGGCGAGGAATCTTGCGGAAGTCTCGAAGAGTAAGCTCAATTCGGATTACAACTATACGAACACAACAACAAAAGCGTACCGGTATCAAGCCGTGTATGATATCTGGCATTATTAAGGGGGTTTTAATATGTCAACAGTAACAAACGTCAGCGCTGGCAAGCCTGCGATCGGCGGAGCTATTTCGTGTGCCCCTGTCGGCACAACGCTTCCGACTACCGCAAGCGCAACGCTCGCTGAAGCTTTTGCGAATCTCGGATATATCTCCGAAGATGGTCTTACAAACGAGAACAGCCCGGAGAAAACGATCATAAAGGCATGGGGCGGAGATAACGTCCTTGTTTCCCAGACTGACAGACCGGACAATTTCAAGTTTAAGCTGATTGAAGCTCTGAATCTTGACGTCCTTAAGACGGTCTATGGAGATGCCAACGTGACCGGCGCTCTTGCAACGGGAATCACGGTCAACGTCACAACAGAGGAAGTCGAGCCGAAAGCGTATGTTATCGATACGATTCTGCGCGATGGCGCGCTTAAGCGTATTTGCATCCACAACGGCGTCTTGACGGAGCTTTCTGAAATCGTTTACAAGGACGATGAAGTCCTGGGCTATGAAATCACAATTTCAGCCCTTCCGGACAGCAACGGCTCAACGCATAAGGAATATATCTTAAGGTCATAAGGAGATATCATGTTAATAACTACCGGCACGGGATTTATCTGGGAAATTGATGATGATGCAAGAGACGATCAGGAGCTCGTTGACGCTTTTGTAGAAATGGACGCGCATCCGGAAAGATATGTGCGAGTACTTGAACTCCTGCTCGGGAAAGACGGGAAAAAGGCTCTCTATGAGCACTGCCGCAACGAAAAGGGTCGGGTACCTGCAAGCAGGATCCAGCGCGAACTCTTTGATATTATCGGGTGCATGAAAGACGCTCCAAAAACAAAAAACTGATAATCCTCGCCGGTATGCTTAATCTCGACCGGGATGCGCTCGTGTGTGATCTTGCGGAAACGTATGGAATTTATGACATGAGCGCTCTCCCGGTTCGAACTATTGCGACCCTGAGCGCCGGGCTGAGGGATAATTCACGCATTAAGATGAAGGCCGCTGGGATGAGAGTATCTCATGATACGCTTATTTCGGCGGCTCTTTTTGATAGGGTCGGAAATTTGATGTATATGCTGTCAGATGGCAAGGGAAAACAGCCGCAACACATCCTAGATAGCTTACTTGGAAATGATCAGAAAAAGCAGTGTAAGGGATTTGCCACGGCATCAGAATTCGAGCTTGCAAGACAGCGGATTATAGAAAGTGCGAGGGAATAAATGGAACTTGCAAAAGCATATGTGCAGATTATCCCGAGCGCCGATGGGATAACAGACAGTATAACAAATGTAATTGCTCCGGGGGCACAGTCAGCCGGACAGAGCGCGGGCGAGAAGATTTCCGGCGGCATTTCTTCCGGGCTTGCCACGGCGGCGGGAGTTGGCGCTACGGCTCTGGGAGCGATTGCCAGCGCAGGCGTTGCGGCTACGGGTGCATTTGTTGCAGGGGCCGGGAGCGTTGCGGATTACGGCGACCACATCGATAAGATGAGCCAGAAAATGGGCATGTCCGCAACGGCTTATCAGGAATGGGACGCGGTCATGCAGCATTCCGGGACGAGCATGGAAACGATGAAGGCGTCCATGAAAACACTTGCCAATGCGGCGGAGAGTGGCTCGGATGCTTTTGAGCAGCTCGGCATTTCGCAGGAAGAAATCGCCAACATGTCACAGGAGGAGCTTTTTGAAGCAACGATCAAGGCGCTCCAGAATGTGGACGACGAGACACAGCGGACATACCTCGCAGGCAAGACGCTCGGAAGAGGCGCGACCGAACTTGGCGCGCTCCTCAATA